GTCGTACACGGTCACCGAGTCGGTGTCCTTAAGGTAGGCGACCATGCCCTCATCAAGCACAGCGCTGAGCGCAGTGTCACGCGCCGACGCGTCAGCAAACGTCATCACGGATTGCCGCATCAAATAGTTGTCAACATCACCGGCCGTCAGGATCGCACCTGACGCAAAATCTTTGAAACCTGCACCCATGTCAGCCCAACCTGTTTCGGTCTAGAACCCCAAACGTGGAGTCGTCCAACAAAAATGACGAATTGTCTGCGAGCGGCACACAGTCAATGGTAACGGTTGCGTCCGTCGGTGTCAGGTTGATTGTGCGTGACGCAAGCATAACGACTTCGTTGACCTGACTGTTGTTTGTCGGTGTGAACGTGATCGTGGCAGGGTTCCATATGCCGGTTTCCACGTCGAGCAGCGCGGCCCAGTTCGCGGCGGCGGCGGTGTCTGCGAGCGCTTCCACCATTTTGGCGGTGATTTGAAACTGTTTGACAGTGAACCGTGAAATGGAAGTGCGATTAGCCCATCGTTCGCCTGCGCCGATCACGTCGCCCTGGTATGCGTCAGGACGTATGACAGGGTTGATCCCCCAAAAATCCTCCCAAAAATTGGCGAGGGTGGAAAACAGGACGTTGCGTTTGCCGTAATCCGCAACACTTGCAGTCTCGTCGTGGTAGTAAGCGGTTGAACCGGTCGAGTTCGATTGGGTTTGGGCGCTGTTGACAATGCTGTTGTTGGTGTAGCCGCGATGCACGCGCCGTAACGGCAGGTCGGTGCCGGTCGGTGTTTCATCAAACGTAAAATCGTTGCGATAGGTGGCGCTGTTGACCAGCCCGAAATCGACAACGTGCCCAATGATCTGATTATCGGTGGGGTCGGTGAAATCGATTGCGCCTGGCCAGCCGATGCATGGTCCTGCAGGGAAAATGCCGGTGTTGATGAGGTCGGCCACGCTTGCGTTGTCCCAGTTGTCAATTTTGTAGCCGGTATACGGGGTGGTAAACGTGATGGTGCCGCTGTGGTTTACAAAATCGGTTTCTGTTTGGCGGCCGAGTTCAGGCAGGTTGATTGGTTCAATGTCCTCGGCGGGCGGAATTTGCGTCAAACCGTCAAACAAGACTGACATGACGGTGTGCGGCCCTTGATAGTTGAAATTCGCCACGTTGATTGCGTCCTGCACGATTTGTGTGCCAGCGAACGTGAAAAAATCGATGGCGCTAAACCGAATCTCGCTGTTCACACCATTGTCATCAATGTCCACGTCACTCACGATGCCTGCGAACACAGGGCACACAGTTTGTGTGCTGCCATCATCCACCGTGGCGGTGACAGTCAACGCCCATTGGAAAAAATCGGTGCTGCCGTAGGTGCCTGAGCCGTCAGGGGTGAATTCGCCATCGTCGTTGCGGATACTGACAATGGCGTTAGCGGTGCCAAACGTGCCGACACGCACCGAGGTGGACACTGACGCACCAACGGTGCGGTCCGTCAGGTCAATGTCGTCGTCGTACTGCTCGAGTTTGATTGACCAGGACGTTGTGACTGCCATTACCGGACACCACCGCGAACAGGGATGGGCAACGCACCATAGCGGCGCGTGTATTGCCGCAACGCCTCTACCACGTCCCGTCCGTCACTACCTGGCGGCATGTTCACGGTGATGTTGTATGTGCCACCCATCGAGTCCATACGGTCAAGCGGGATCACGGCCTCCGGTCCTGCTTCACCGATCAGGCCGAGCGTGGGGCCGGTGACGATGCCGCCATCAGCAAACGGCAGGATGCCGCCGACCGCGCCGATGAGGTCGCGGGCCTGCGATACGCCAGGGATGCTGGTAAGCGCGTCACCGATTTTGCCTGCTGCGGCTTTGATGCCGTCCACGATGCCGTCAATCATTTTGCGGCCCAAACCTTTGAACCACGAGAAAATTTGTGGGATGGCTTCGTTTGTGATCCAGCGGCCGACAACTGCGATGAATTCGCGCAAGCCTCTGAGCAGGTCTGGGAACAGGTCGTAAATCCATTGGACCATTGCCCAACCGAGCCGTGCCATTTGTTCAGCGATTTTTGGCAGTGCGGTGGTCAGCAGCCAGTTGGCGATGGTCACCACGAATTCACCGAGCGCGGTGAGCGCGGGCACAATGCGCGGTTTGATCCATTCGGTGAGTGCGTTGCCCAACTCAATGAGTTTGTCAACCATCATTGGTAGGCCGTCCTCAACCAGCCAGTTGGCGGCCGTCGCAATGAAATCGCCTAACGCCTCGAGCATTGGGCGGATGCGTGGCCCGATCCAATCAACCAGCGCCTGGCCGAGGTCCATGAGTTTGCCTGCGATCCACGGCAACGCGTCGTCAATAATGAAATTGCCTGCGGCCTTCATGAAATCAACCAACGCAGTTTTGACTGAGGGCCACACCTCGGCAGCGACGTTTTGCAGTTCACCGAACGCGCCACGCAAACCGCCTTCACCGAACGCGTCCATGATGCGCTGTGCGAACGGCATCACCGCGTCAATGGCCTTCATGACACCATCAAACGCGGCCTCCGCGAGCGGTGCGAGCCCAACCAACGCCATGTTTTTGAGTTGGTTGAATTTGTCTGACAGCGTGGCAACCTGGTTGGCCTGTTGGCCGACTACGCCTGCACCTTCACCTAGCAGCCCGTTGAATGTTTCAATTTCGAAATTGCCGCTACGTATCGCGTTGGTGAGGCGTTGCGCACCTTCCGCACCGAACGCCTCCGAGGCGATGGCGAGCGCTTCCATTTCGCTGCCAGCGTTTTTGATTGCGCCAACCGTGTCCTGCAGCGCGTCCTGCGGGCGGCCGCCTTCTTTGGCCACGTCCCGAAAAAACTTGTTCATGGCAGGACCGATGCGGGTAACGGATACGCCTGCCTGCTCGAGCATGCCCATGATTGCGCCGGTTTCCTCGAGGTGAAATCCTGCGTTGGCGAAAATTGGGCCGAATGTTTCCATTTGGCTGAGCAACTGGTCCATTGGTGCGCCGGTTGCCTGGCTGATGCGCACCAGGTCGCCTAGCACCTCGTCGGTGTTGCCTGCGTCCTCACCGAACTGGGTGAGGGCCGCGTCAACTGCGCCGATGGCTTTAGCGGTATCGGTGCCGGTGACACGCGCAAAATCGAGAAACGCGGTGGTGGTGGCCTCGAGCTCGGTGCCGGTTTGCCCAAAAAACGTGTTTACGTCGGCAAGGGTTTGGGCGACTACTTCACCGCTGTCAGGCACCGTTTTGAGTACGTCTTGTGTGGACTGCACCAGGTCGTCAAGTGCGTCACCTGACGCGCCTGTGCCACGCACAATGGTGTTCTCAAGGCCGTCAAAATGGGAGCCGAGGGCAACCAGTGCGCCACCAGCAGCACCGGCCGCACCGACAACAACTGAGCCGACACCTGCCAGCCCTTTGAATACGCCACCAACACGACCACCGAACGCAGACAACCGGCCTTCGGTGTCTGACAGGACCTTACGCAGCGGTGCCGCGTTGCCTGTGATCGGGATGCTGATTGATTTCGCCATCAGCGGCCCAGTTTATGAATCTTGATGAGTTGTGTGATGCGCTCCGCGTACAACTGCACCACCTCGGCGCGCCGATCATCGAGCTCGTCGTACACAAATGGTTGCGGCCTGATGCGTCGGGCAGGCCAACCGAAATGGATTGGGCCCGCATACAAACTGGGTTCACCACCGCCATAGCCAATCCGGACACGGCCACCAGTCATCACTGCCGTGCCTTTGATCGATTTACGCAACCGTCCTGACCGGACTGGTGCCCTGCGCCTAGCACCTTCAGCAACCATGTCGGCGGCCTGCTGGTGCGTGGGCTTCATCGCCATTTTGGTGTCATCACCGAGGCGGCGCATGTCGCGTTGAATTTCGCGCAGCCCTTCGATTTCCTCGCGGCCTTTACGGTCCTGCAGTCGGAATCCGAATGTCCCTTGTGCCACGTTGGTTGCGTTTCCTCAACTGTTCCCACATGGCCCGCAGCACGGGCTGTGGTGTTTGCATGAGTTCCCGAGGTGGAATGTGTGTTGCGATGGCCAGCGATGCCAGCCAGTCACTCACTCCACCTCGGATGTAGGAGGGCTGCGGTCCTCGACGTTGATTGACGCAATGTCTTTGCGCCAGGCCGGTAACGGCTTCACGGTTGCACCGCTGTTCTTTTCTGCGATCCAGCCGAGCAACGCGAGGTGGCCCAGTTTGATGTTTGATTCGTTGAACGCAACCGGTACGCCCACTTTGGCTGTTTCCTCAAACTCACACAGTGCGTCAAAGGTCAGCGCGTAGGTCCCCGCCGAACCGTCACGCTTGGTGACGGTCACCTCAAAATCAAACATGTCAGGTGGTCGCTCTGGCGAGCGTTCCGCCCTGGAATTCCACGCTGGTGGTGCTGAGGTCGCCAACCGACGCGTTGAGCGGCGTGTGGCTGGCCACGTAGGTGCCGGTGAGCGTGTACGACGGGTTCGTAGCACCGACAGCGCTGCTGGTCGGCTTGATAATCACCGTGGTGGTGGTGCCAACCAGCGGCTCAATGGTCGCGTCAACGCTGGCCGCCTCAAAATCCTGCTGGAAATCGATGGTGGCGGACACGTTGGTCAGGCCGCCAGTGAACTTGTGCGCGCCGTCGGACATGGCGGTCACCTCGACGGCATCCACCTCATAGTTCAGCACGACCTGCGTGACATGATCAGAGAGGTCAACACTGTTCACCTCAACTGACGCGTCGGTCAAAACGATTTGGGCCACTGTTACTCCTCAGTGATTGGTTCGGGGTCCGGTTTGGTATTGCGCGCCTTTGCCAGGTGGCCGCCGTCGAGCAATGCCTCGATATTACAGCCGTCGAGGTCATCCTCGGTGACGATTTGGCCTGCATCCCATCGCAAACGGTCGCTGGTCACCTTG